GAAGCAGGGTGCTCCAGAGGCTTCAGATGGTGCGCCACCGCCACCAGCACCGCCGTCGGCGGGTTGCTCGTTGCAGAGACGGCGAAATAAGAGACGTTGAAACAGATTCATGGTCACTCCTGTTTGGCGGCCTCGTCGGCCATCGTCAGATACAGATCCGGGCAGCAGGTCATGACGCGCTGAAATAACGCCAGCGCCATGTTTCGCTGCCCTTCGTTAAATGCAGTTACGTGCGGATCGCCAGCAAAGGTCGTGGCAAATGTCTTGCCCTGCGAGAGCACGCGCCAGATGACGCGGCGACCGGCCTCGGTGCCCATCACGGCCCGGATATCAGCGGCGTCTCGCTCTTCGAGGCGTTTCTGCTGGGCAATTTGCTCGGCTGTCGGCTGGTCTTCGTCGTAGATATCAGTCATTGCGGCTGACCTCCGGCGGCACCGGCCAGAGCCGTGAGAAGATTCGGATCGGCGGTTTTGGCTTCGCTCAGAGTTTTAGCGCCCTGCACTGCCGCCATGCCGGTTTGCAGCGCCATAGCCTGCTGTTGCTGCTGCGCGCGGTCGTTGCGGGTCTGCTGCGCCTGCTCCTGCGGGACGACAACGGTCGGTGATACGCCAGACATGACGGCGTAGTTGTCGATGGCCTGGTCGACGTCGAGCTTGTCCAGCGCTTCCGGCTTGGCGCTTGCGAGGTTGCCAACGAAACCGACAAAACGCTCAAGGCTGCTGAGTCCTATAGCTTTCTGCGCCTGCGCCATCACGGAGATGTATTCGATGCGCAGCGGCATCCCCTGCATCACGTCTGGCGGCGGCGGCAGCATGTTCTTGCGTGCCATCATGGAGAAAGCGCGGTCAATCAGAGGGTCAAGAAACTCATCGTTGAGGCGTTCCAGCACCGGGCCGAGCATCAGCAGCTTCTCTTCTTTCATCTCGATAACCGCTTCAACCGGCATTGAGCGGGTGTTGACGTTCTGGAGCATCATGAAGAGATCGACGAAATAGGCGCTATTGATGAGCTGGCGCGTGTCCTGAATATCGCCCAGCAGATCGCCCAGGTTTGGGTTAACCATGTACGCCGGGCGCAGACCTTCGGCCCCCGTCACCTGGTCGACATAAGTGATATCGCCAGGCAACAGGGATACGCGTTGGGTTTTCAGAGAAGTCGGGCCAATCATCGGCGGGTTGGTTTGCTTGTCGATCTGCTGCGCTTTGCGGCGCTGTTCGAGCTGCAACGCTTTAACCTGCCCGAGCGCAATCATGCCAGGACAGGATGAGCCGTAAACGTCCTCGCCGTTGACTTCCCAGCGTGGTGCCATGACAGGGAATTCGTCATAGCCGGATTCACGCAGCACTTTATCGTTATCGCCGCCAACCTCGAAATATACGGAGCGGAACGCCTTGTTTTTGGCATTCATCTTGCCCGTTTCTCGGTTCATGTTCGGGTATACGGCATGCACCACATCAACCCACTTTTCATAGGTGCCGTTCTCAAAGGCGCTTTTTGTGCTGCTGCTGACGCTATTCAAGCCGAACTCACGCACCAACTGGCGCACGGTCATGGAAAATTTGCGGAAACACGTATCGACGCTGAGACGCGGGCTGTTTGCGATGTAGTAGCTGCCAACCGGGAACGGCATCGTGCGAATAACGTCTTCGTCATCTTCAAGCACGGCGAGCGCGCCGGTGCCGAATGTTCCCAGGCTTGAGTAAATGATCGGCAATGACTGGTACAGGTTCGACTTATTGAACATGTCGTTCATGCGGTTCTGCACCGTCTCCAGCCACAGCTTGACCGGGCCATAATCCATCATTTCCGGATCTGGTGTCGCCAGCTTGAACCACGGGCGGGCCGGGCTGGTGATGCCCGACATCATGCCGCTTGAGAGCGTGCGGTTTGCCATCGTTGCCGTCGGATCAACGATTTTGTTATTGCGGCGGTCGCCGCGGTTAGCTTCACTGGTCAGGAAGCGAGAGCCGCGCGGGATAATGAAATCGCTCAGTTCGCGCCAGTGAGGTTCGAAAGTAGTGCGCTCCTGCTCCAGCATGCCAAGCTGCTTCGTCAGTTGCTCTTTCAGGGTTTCGTTCTTCATTGGCATCTACCGGCGCTCCGTTATTGACCGAGCAGCGTTTTGCCGCTGGTAGACGCGGCGGAGGTGTCGCCCTGCGCACCAGTCAGCATGGTTGAGTTGCGACCGGCGGCGGCGCGGCGGCGGCGAGTCTCTTCGTCGCGAGCGTCAACAACGGCCTGGTCCTGCTCCTGCGGTGCAGCCTGAACAACCGGAGCCGCTTTAGGAATGGAAGGTTTGCTGCCAATGCACATTTCACGACCTCATGATGTCAGTTAAATTATTACCAATTTAACCACATAAGAATTATTTGATGTAGTGCATTGACATTAAGCGCGTCAATTATTACCTTTTTGGTAATCATCATTGCCATGTACAATCCGAAAGCGGAGGTTTGTATGTAACGATTAGCGATGTTTGATTACGGCGTATGGCACATGCGCCGCAGCGGTCCGGGCGGTCCTTGATTTTGCGCCGTAGCGGGTAGCCGTAATGTGCAAGCCATCTGCACGAACATGGGACTCACCATCCTGGCGGCACGGTGTGACACCTCGGAAGAGACGAGGATGCAACGATGAGAGCATTTATGGAGCCGCCGCCCAATCGGGCAAAGCGCTTTCTTCTTTGTGAATAAGATTGAGTTGCCAGGTACATTCGGCCATTAATGTCCAGCTCATCACCGGATACCACCTAAATAGCGGTCGCAAGACGCCGGACGCGTAATCGGCACCACAACCCAATCACGCCTCAGGACCGTGATATCCCGTAGCAAGCTGTGTGTAGTCGTTGGCGGTGGCAGTTGTGATAGTCCTTACTGACCACCGCCCTTTTTACACCAGGGCGCCATCGCGATGGTTTCCCGCTGTAACAAGCCAACCCTCATTGCTTCCAGTTAGCCCGCCCCGCGCGGGCATTTTTTTTGCCTGGTGACTAGGAATTACCTTAAAGGTAACATGTGCAAAACCACATAACACAGGGCCGTGACATGCTTGATTTTATCCGCGATATCCTCGTCTCTTTCCGCCAGGCGTCTCTTGAAAGGGTCCGAAGCCCCTTCCTGGGAGCCTTCGTCTTTTCCTGGCTTGGCTTTAACTGGCCTATGCTGGCTATTCTTTTTTTCAGTAAGCGAGAAATTGAAAAGCGGCTTGTTTATATCGGTGATAACTTCGGCATTGAAAGCTTTATTATTGGCCCGCTCTGCACATCGGCCTTAATAGCTCTCCTGCTTCCTCAAATAAACAAGCTAGTAACGAGAATACAAGACAAGCCCAATACTGATACAGTAGAGATGAGTCTTGAGTCAAAAATAAAGATTGGCAAAAAACAGCAAGAAATCGCCGAAATTGAAGCGAGGAAAAAACTTGCAGAAAAAAAAGAAGAAAGAAATATCGAGGAAGGAATTCAGCAGATAAAGAAAGAACACGAAAAAGCCCTCCGCGATATCAACCTTGCTCGACAGCAATATAAAGACATATCCTCAAAACTCACTGATGCCGCAAAAACAATTGCGGAGTCTCAGAGTCAACTCTCTGTAGAAAAGGAGGCTAGAGCCAAAACAGAGAAGGAGCTTATTTCAGTAAATGAACGAGTAAAGGTTGCAACTGAAAAATTGATTTCTGCAAATAATGATAATAATAAAGCAAAAGTAGAAATGGAAGGGCTGACTCGCGAAATAAACAACCTGAAAAAACAGATGGAAGAAGTAAGTTCTTATAACAGCCACTTATTAAGCGAACTTAATTTTATAAGTGAAAAAGTCCCTCAATTCGTCAGGCTTGCTAATATAGACGGAAAGATGGAAATAATATTCAACAGGACCAATTATGATAAGGTTCTGGAAGCTTTAAATCTGAATAACATCAATATATTGACAGCGGTTGATGATGATTTCATTCTACCTGACGGCACTAAATTTGGCAGCCAGACCATTAAAGAAAGAAATTATAAATCAAAAAAAGACTCTGAATATATCAAAGAAGATAGGAACATAATAATTTCACATCAAAGAGCCAAGCCCCGGAACGAAGAATGATATATTAAGCATACGGGTCGTAGTCACTGATCGTGCGACCCTGCTGCTGGCCGGGCAGATTCATCCGTTTTGAAACAGGGAACGCGAACGTCAGCGCCAGAGCATCGCCGCAGCCTGGAGAGCGTCCCAGGCGGTCTTTAATATCTTCTTTGGGCTCCAGCACAATCTTGCCGTCGACGCGCACCTTGTACTCGACCGCCGACAAATCCTCCGCCGTCTCGCGCTCATCCAGCGCGCCGCCCAATTTCAGCCAGGTCTTAACGTTGTTGTACATCTCGCCGCGCTTATTCAGCATCTGCGGATCGGTAGACTTCCCGCCGAATGGGATAAGCGTCCACGCACGCCCCCAGCCGTCGCCGATGGATTTCAGCCCGGTGCCGTAGCCAAAGTCGATAAACACGGCGTCGGCGCGATACTGGTCCTCAAAGTCGGCGATACGCTTCGCCATAATCAGATCGTCGGTGGTCTTACTGCCGCGCCAGAGCAGCTTGCTGTGCAGCCCCTGTCGCAGATAGATAACCGCGTCGTCAGCTCCGGAGTATGCCGGGTCGACGCCAAGAATAACCGGTGCGTGCGCCACCTGCGCCTCGGTGACGATTCGCGTCAGCGCCTCTTCGGTCATGCCGGTCGGGATGAACTGCGTTTCTGACGCGTCAGGGAAGATGCCACGCACGCGCACTTTGAAGAAGTCACTGTCTTCTCCGTAGTCGGCGGCCCACTTCTCGATCTGCGATTTGTTGGTGCCTTCGACGGTGCGGGAGTCGATCTGCTTGCACTTCCAGCGGTGCCGGTATTTTCGGAAACATTCGCGGAATCGCCCGGTGTTTCGCGTCGGGTTACCGAATGCCACCCAAATAATTTCGGTGCCTTCGTCCGTCAGCGCGCCTTCTGCTACTTCCCACACCAGATCCGCGATATTGGATGCTTCATCAAATACCAGGATGATCCGCTTGCCCTTGTTGTGCAGGCCCGCGAACGCCTCGGTGTTGTTCTCGCTCCACGGGATAGCGTCGGCGCGCCAGGCTTTAGTGTGGTTCGGGTCGTTGGAGTAAATCGCGGTGGCGGTGGCGGTGAACCAGTCTCGGGTGATGCTGAGTCGCTGCCACTTGGCGATTTCCGGCCAGGTCTTTGTGCGCAGCTGGTTCTCGGTGTTGGCCGTCACCACGATTTTGCAGTCTTCGCAGGTGTCCATGCCCCACTTGATCAGCATTGAGATGAACGCAGATTTGCCGATACCGTGGCCGGACGCGCGGGCAAGCATGAGCGGCTCGAAGCGCGTCGCCGGGTCGGAGAGGTGCTGGCCTATTTCGTCAAACGCTTCCGCCTGCCAGTCGCGCGGCCCTTCTGAATCTTCCAGCTCGGAACCTGGTTCGCCCCACGGAAACGCGTAGAGCGCATAACCGAGCGGATCGTGCGTGAAGCTGGCGATATCTTCCACCAGCTGCGACTGGATATCGACGGCATCACTCATCGGCTTTCACCTTCTTCGCGCCTTTCTTGCTGTTTGCGGCGCGCTGGCGGGCTTTCGCCATCTGGTCAGCCAGCGACAGGTTCACGTTGTGCTCGTGGACTTCTTTGAACGCGCTCACGTCGACATGCTTACCTATGAGCTCAAGGTTTTTCACCTTATCCGGCCATTTAACTTTCTGCAGGGTGGACTCGATATCGTCTTCTCCATCCTTTCCAGCCATGCGTATCCGATTAATATCCATCGCGCTGAGAGAGGTGCGCCACACCTTCGGCCAGTCGCGGATCGGCTTCAGGCTGCCGTCATCGTTCAAAATATCCAGCACGTCCATTTGGTCGATTTCAACCAGCCGAATGAGCACATAATCGGCGCTGACGCGCAGGCGCTTGTTGCGCTCTTCCATCAGCTCGGCGATGCGGTCGCGGATACGGTCGTCTTTCATCATGCGCATGGCGGCGTTGTCATACGACGAGAACCCGGCGCGCTTTGCGGCCTGGCCCTGCGCGTCCGGTGTCTTCACGTATTCCTGGCAGTAGCGTTCCTGCATATCCGTTAACGGTTTAAATTTGGTGGATTTTCGCTTTCCCGCGCCTTCGGCCATGATATCAACCTCAAAACTATTACCATTCTGGTAATACTATCACACAAAAAGAAACCGCCGTAGCGGCGGTTAATTCCGTCAGGAGTCCGGATCAAACCCGGTTAGCGCTTTGATTTTTTGCTTTGCGTATCCCTGAGCGAGCTGCTTAGCCACATCAACCAAAGTTGACATGCTGGCATCTTTGAAGTTCTCCTTGACGCTGTTCCAGACTTCTTTTTGACGTAGATCCGCAATGAAATCGTGACCTCGCGCAGTCAGCCTGAGGGGAACATCAACCCAGTAGTAATCATATCCCCCAATGTAGGCCTGGTATTGGTGGCCGAAGCCAGGCTCACCATCAACACGACAAATAAGTCCATTATCATCAAGCAGACGCATGTGGAATATGAATTCCGGAGATTCTTGGTCATAGCCTTTGGCTACCAGTTCATAAACCCATGTGTCCGGCCCTTCAGTATCCTCAAAGGCGAGCAGCAAATCCTTTAGATATTCTTGGTTAATTTTCATAATCATCTCCGTGACATGTCACGCTATTTATACCACCAACTTAAGCGCATGCCACCCGCTGGTAACCCAGCACTGAGAATCCCCTTGGCACGGGCAGCTGTCGACCGGCAGCGCGTCGCCGCACTTGCCGCACTGGCGGACACGCATTTCCGCGATTTGTTCCTGCAACCGTGCGTTATCCTGGCGGATCAGCATCGTGATGTACTCGTTGAGCTCATACGGCTCTTTGCCTGGTCGGCGGGCGGCGCAGTTGCGCGCCACCATGTCCATTTCCTGGGCATCCAGCACCAGTTCCAGTTTGCGGCCACCAGCGGCAGCCTGGCGGGCGCGCTGCGCCGCTTTGCGCTCTGCTGCGGATTTAGGCATCACCCCTCCTTGCTAAGTACAGCCAGCTCAGTACAATGGCGACAAGGGCATGGTGCCCTGTTGTAAGACTGCTGCACCCGGTAATATCCGCTTCCGCCGCAGTATTTACAGGTGGCTGTTTCTACATCAGGCACAACCGGCGCGGGCGGTGCGGTGTAGAGCGCGGTACCGCCATTGTGCAGTTGTTCAGCACAATGCAGCAGCGCACCTGGTTCTCGCACCACGGGTTCACCAAAGCGGTGCTCGCCCTGGGCTTGCAATACCAAATAATCGTTAATTTCGGCCAGTCGCCGGGCTTCGCCCTCCGCTTCAAGGGCGCGACGCTTCCAGATTTGCAAATCCTCGCGCGCGCCCTGGTATGCGTCGCCAAATTCGGCAGCATTACCCGCCACAGGCTCCGCCCGCTCCCGCAGCGCCAGCACAGACAACACACGCTCTGTTAACAAACGTTGCGCCTCTCCGCTCTGAATATCCGGCTCACCCGGCCCACCGAATCCAGCGAAAAAATCTGCAATTTCGCTGGCGATAAGTTCGTTAAGTTCGCTCACGCTTCACCCCCTGTCTCAAGATTGATGCCCGCGACGGCGCAAAACTCAACCGCCTCGCGTTGTGCTTTTCGATAACCAAACATCACATCGTCGTTGAACATTTGAGGGTTAATGCTCGGCAACTTAACCGTGCGCGCCTCCAGTTCAGCGATGCGCCTCTGTGCGGCTTCCAGGGCATCTTTCAGCGCTTCATAATCGCTGTAAAAAACAAATTCCCCTTCCGGGTCGTTGTAGCAAATATCCTGACGTCCATAGCCGTCTACAGAATGTCGCGGCACTGCTTTCAGTTTTGATGTGTTCATGCGGCACCGCCTTTACTCATCTGGTATTCAATCCATGTGTTTATCCAGCCGCACGCCTGTTCAGCCTCATCAGCAGATAGGTTGTCGAAAATCCTGTCTGTTATTTGGGCCCGCACCGCCAGCGCGTCGCACTGCTTCGTTTTTTCGCGCAGCGCCGCGGTGGTAACGTCGAGCTTATCCGCCACGCGGACAATCATCTTCGCGATATCAATCAGCGGCGTATTGCTGTCGAGGCACTTCGCCAGCTCATGTCCCGCCTTCACTAACTCATTGTTTTCACTGTGCATAATTCACCCGTATTGATTTTTTAATCATCTGACAAATCAGGACTTAAGCATTAAGCCGTGTCGTGCGATCAGCAGCGCGTCGGCTATGGCCTGCCCTTTTGCTTTTGCATCCAGCGCGCGGAGTGCCGGGTACAGCTGAATTGCACGGCTCCGCGCCGCGTCTTTGTCGCTGCCGATGAGTCCGGCGGCTTTTTTCCATGCCTGCGGCGTCACAAGCGTGTAGGGGATGTGAGCCCCCTGCAGGATGCCTTCGGCGATACCTGCTGCATGCCCGAACGTGAACATGCTGGCCGTCCCTTGCCCTGGCATGGCGCCGACCTGCTCCAGATACGCGTGGCTGATGCTCCACGACTGAAGCCAGGCCGACAGCTGCGCGCCGTTAACCCGCGCCTTGCTGCCGACTTTGATGGTCGGCATGTTCAGGTGCGCCACGTATTCGCCTTTTTCGTCTACTGCCACCAGCGCCCCGCTACAGCCGGGGTCAATCCCGATAATCACGCCCATGTTTGTTTCCTTGAGCCGTTACCTTAAAGGTAATGCTGATACTTTTAAGAATAGATATCAAGCGATACAGATAAATAAAATTACCATTTTGGTAAACTTTTCGCGCAACAAAAAATCACCCCCTGAAGCCTGGAGGGATCTCGTCTTCTGGCTCTGGTATCGCGTTAACGTCTCGCCCGGTCCTGCCGTTAACTCTGGCCCGACTCTGCTGAACGCTGCGCGCCAGCTTCTGCTGCCATTGGGTGTGGTGAAATGCCTTCCCCTCTGCCTGCCAGAAGTCGATGAACGATGCCAGCTCCTGGGGGGTCACCTCTTTCGTCAGCTGGATGCCCCATATCGCGGCCTGCTTCCTGAAATCGGGGTCGGGTTTCCAGTCCGGCGATATCGCGAATTTACCCAGCGGTGCAGATCCGCCTGGTGGCACGTAACCATCCATCACAAAGTTTCCGGCTCCGGGGTCAGGGTTTTTCGACAACCTCTGATTATGGGGGTTATCCACAGGCTCAAATTTCACTCGCGCGCTATGTGGGGTTTTATCTTTTATATCTTCCTCTTCCTCTTCCTCTGGTAACTCTTTTCGTAACGCTGTTTGCGTTACTTTTTGCGTTTCACGTTTTCGGTGTTCAGCGACGCGACGGTTTGTAAGCGCCCGTTTTTTCGATGATTCCCCGTTGTGCCGTTCGAAGTTAGGAAGTACGAGCCGACCATCTTCATATGCCAGCCAGCCGACAGTGATCAGCGCATCAGCGAACCCTGTAATAAAAGCGAGTCTATCCAGCACTCCTTTTGTAACGCTGCCAGCGTTACCGTCTATGGTCTGCTGATCTGCCCACGCCCATATGCGCACGAGCTTTCCGAGAACGGCGTCGGGGTCGATATTAAGGATTTCCGCTATTTGAAAAATTTCCGGCTTGTCGGGTGTGATGACCTCGACTTTTATCCAGCTACTGGCCATCAGATCACCCCCGCGGATTCGCCTTGTTCTGCCGCTGCCATAAGGCGCTTGATTTCGTCCTGGCGTCGCTTGTTGCTTTCCATGGTGCATGCCACACAGTGGCCGTTATAAACCCAGCGTTCGCTGTCGTGTCCGTGCTTGCAGGGTTTCCCGGTGTAATAACGCTTCATGCCGGTCTTTGCGGCATCAGTGCGGGTGATAATCTTCACAGTCGTAACCTCATTGCGGTTGTGATTACGATAATTTTGCCTGAGCACACGAAAAGATCAACCATAAACGGATAAATATTACCTTTATGGTGTTTGGCGCATAAAAAAGGCCGCCATAAGGCAGCCTCTTTGCGTCTGTGGTGTGGGCGTTAGCTGTAGAAGAACTGGACCAGGTCGTTTTTACTGGTCAGCCAACCGCGCTGCTTGCACGCCTTAAAAAGCTTTTCCATCCGTGCCTTAGTCGGCGTCTTACGGCGCCCGCAGTAATGCGCAGCGATATACCCGGCTGTCGTCCCGGCATCCAGAGCGAACGCCTCCCGGCCCGCCTGGTCCAGGCTCAGCCAGTGTTTCTTGAAATCAAATTTCTGCTCGATTGCCATAAATTTTTTTCTCACAGTATCTATTTACCTCAAGATTATTACCTTTTGGGTGTAAAAATCAAACATTATTACCTTTTTGGTGCATTTACCTTTTTGGTAATATCTCTTTTAATTTAATAAGTTAACAATCCAAAAAGAGATAATTTAATAGAAATGAAAAGTATTCATGAGATACGGCGAGAAAATTTAAAGGAAATTCTGCGGCGTTATTTCGACGGCAAGCAGATCCGCCTGGCCGAGCGGCTGGAGATTCAGCAGAACCTGGTGTCCCGGTGGGAGAGCGGCGCGAAGAATATCGGCGATAAGGTCGCCCGACGCATTGAAGAAGCCGCGCGCGTTGAATCCCACTGGCTGGACGTCGATCACCAGCTGGCTAATATGCTGGAAAACCAGGAAAGCGACACAGGCCCGACAAACACCAGCGAGCTGGCCGCGAGCATCCTCAAAAAGTGGATGGATGCTGACGGGCTTTCTCAGCAGAAAGTGGCGGCTGCTTCCGGCGTCAGCCAGGCAACAATTAACCGCCTGCTGCGAAACGAGAGCAGCATCTCCGTCAATAATCTGGCAGCGATTGCAGAGTCGTTCGGGCGCCAGGCGTATGAAATGATCCTGCCGCCGGAAGCGCCGGGCCTTATCAGTTACGACCACAAACTGTACGCGGCGCTGCCGCAGCAGGAAAAAGACAAGATCCGCACGTTCATTGATTTCGTGATGTCTCAGAACCAGAACGATAAGCAGGCGTAAAACGCCGCGTTAGCACAACTACACACAGCCCAAATCCTCAAGAGCCGTTCAGGCCCAAAGAAGAATAGTTACCGTTTTGGTAATTTTTTCTCTCACTATCTATTGACTCTCTTTTAAAACCGGTTCAGTATTACCTTAAAGGTAAACATTGAGGCGGTAAAAACTCTCTGATTACCCATCGCCGGACGCGTTCCGGGTTACGTATAACCAAAAGTATTACCAATTTGGTAAACATTTGAGGTGCGGAAATGCAGTGGAGAATCATAAACGGTTGGCACTGCGTGACGATTTCCGGGCTGATGAGCTGGAAATTCAGAACGCTGCGCGAGGCGGTCGAGTGGGCATTCATAACCAGGGAGGCCCGCAGTGTTGAAAGAGAAATGCGCGCCTGAGGCGACGGTCGATGTGAACGGCAGGCCGTACCGGGTTTACCGCCAGGCAAATGGTTATGAATGGCGTTTCGTATCTGTCGATAAGCCGCGTGAAGGTTTCACGATGAACTTTGAGCAGATGGTGAAAGCCGGGTTTGAACGATTAACGGGGTACTCACAATGAACCTTCAACAGATTGGAAAGATGGAAAAAATCATCGAGCAAATGTCCGCCGATTACTGCATCTGCAAGCAGGTGGAAGCGCGGCAGGAAGAGCTGGACGCGGCGCTGAGCAATAGCGCGCTGAACAAAGTGATCCGCGAATCCTGGCAGGCTGCTGGCATGCGCAACGAGATCATCACTCATGTGCTTGAAGACGTTGAAGCCACGGAAATCATCGGCGCGCTGCTACGCGAGCTTTCCGGCGTCGCCGCCCGCTGGGATATGGCTGACCAGATCGACAGCGCGAGGGATGCAGCGTGAGGCCGGGCATCTACCGCGACATCTCAAACGAGGCCTACCACGCCGGTGACGGCGTTAGTAAGTCGCAGCTCGACCTGGTGGCAATCAACCCGGCGCTGCTGGCATGGCAGAGAAATGCGCCGGTCGATACCGAAAAGCTCCAGGCGCTGGATATGGGAACCGCCCTGCACTGCCTGCTGCTGGAGCCGGAAGAATTCGACAAGCGCTTCATTGTGGCGCCGCAGTTTAACCGCCGTAGCAATGCCGGAAAGGAGGAAGAGGCAGCATTCCTGAACAAGGTTGCCGGAATGGGCATGACAATCATGAGCGCCGAAGAAGGCCGGAAATTGGAGCTGATGCGCGACAGCGCTTTTGCTCACCCGGCGGCGCGCTGGCTGCTTGAACAGGAAGGCGATTGCGAGGCATCGCACTACTGGATTGACGAAGAGACAGGCGAGTTGTGCCGCATTCGTCCCGATAAGCGTCTCGCGCAGTTCCCCGTGATGGCTGACGTGAAAAAGGTCAGTGACATGTCACGATTCGCGCGACACATCGACGAGTTCCGATATCACGTGCAGGACGCGATGTATTGCGAGGGAGCAAAGCAGACGACCGGCGAGCCGCACAGCTTCTTTTTCATCGCCGTCAGCGAGTCGATCGACTGCGGCCGCTATCCGGTTCGTGTATTCGAACTGGATGCTTACGACAAAGACGAAGGTTTTCGTCTGTTCCGGCGCGACCTGACCGCTTATCACCAGTACCGCACCAGCGACGAAGTCGGCGGTATTGAAACCATTAAACGCCCGGAATGGGCACGTAAACAGGACATGTACGCATGAGCAACGATATCACTTTAACCGCGCAGCCTGGCGCCACCGTTGGCACCGCTGCGGCGATTTTCAGCCCGGAAGGACTCAACCAACTGGTGCGCTTCGCTGACCTGATGGCGCAGAGCAAGGCGACCGTGCCTGCGCATCTGGCTGGTAAACCTGCTGACTGCCTGGCAGTGACAATGCAGGCGGCGCAGTGGGGCATGAATCCGTTTGCTGTGGCGCAGAAAACACACGTCGTTAACGGCGCCCTGGGCTATGAGGCGCAGCTGGTCAACGCTGTTGTCTCGTCATCCAGCCTGCTGGCTACTCGTTTGAATTACCGCTGGGATGGCGACTGGTCGAAAGTGAGCGGTAAGACAGACAAATCCCCCAACCTCACCGTAACCGTGTGGGCAACGCTCAAGGGCGAAACCGAACCGCGCGAGCTGACTATCAGTATGGCGCAGGCTGGCGTGCGCAACTCGCCAAACTGGGAAGTCGATCCGCGCCAGCAGCTGGCCTACCTCTGCACGAAGCGCTGGGCTCGTCTGCATGCGCCCGATGTGTTGCTCGGTGTTTACACCCCTGACGAGCTGGAAGAGAGCCGCCCGCGCGTTGAGCGCGATATCACGCCGCCGGCCGTCGACGCCCGCAGCGTGAACAGCCTGATTGGCAAGACAGCGCCGCAACAGGACGCGCCAGCGGCTCAGCACCGCCCGCGCAATGAGCGCACCCCTGACGAGCTGCTGGCTGGATTCACAGAATACGCCGGTAACGCGAGTGACGTAGCCGATCTTGATTCCACCTATGCAGCTGTTGCAAAGCGCCTGGCGAGCCATCAGGAGCATCTCGATAAAGCCACCGACGTTTATTCCTTGCGCCGCGAAGAAATGACCGCAGCGCAGTAATTGAAATCAAACGCGGCGCCCGGCGCGCCGCCACCTGCTAAGAGAGAAAAAAATGAAACGAGCATACGGAAAGAAAGAGCTGTTAGAGGTTGTCCCGCTGTCGATCAGCACTATCGATGCGCTGGAGAAAAAAGGCGAGTTCCCGAAGCGCTGGTACATCACTGACAAACGCTGCGCCTGGGATGCTGACGAGATCAGCGAATGGCTTGAAGAGCGTAAGGCCAAAAGCCCGTCGGTGTTCGGGGGAAAAAAGCCTCCCGTTGAGCAGCGAGTTTTCCGCCCGGTGAGCAGCGCTGCATGACGGCCATCACCCGGCACTGGCAAAAATGGTCAGGTCTGTACTGGTACCTGGCCGGTATCGCCGCATGGATGTACCTCATCGCGGCAATTTTCACTCAGGATGGATGGCTCAAATGAAATCGAAAACCCGGCTTGAGCGTTACCACGAAAATTACGTTACCCGCCGCCTGGGCCCGCAGGTGGCAACCTCTCCAGCCGCGCAGGCCATTGAGCAGAGAGCGCTGGAGCTGGAGGCTAAAGGCCTGTTCCGTGTTGCAGCGGGGCTCTGGCTGAAATGCCTGGATGCCGCCGTAGGCGACGTTGAGCGCCAGCGGATCGCCATGCGCCGCGAGCGCTGCATTACGCGCGGTTGCGCGCGCCGGGAGCATTACTGCGGCGTTAATGCGGGCCAGATAACAGATATGTGGGGGCTGCTATGACCAATTCGCACGATGATATTCAGGTCGGTAGCGTCCTGATGATGTACTCACCGGTTCGCCGCGGCTGGATTACTCCCGACGGCAGCGTAATCACCAACCCATTAAAAGCGCAGCGGATCGCCGAAGCGCTTCACAACCAGATTAAAAAGGCGGCAGCATGACCGGTAAATGCACCCTGATTTATGCAGATCCGCCATGGTCATACCGAGACAAAGCGGCCGACGGCGACCGCGGCGCCGGGTTCAAATATCCCGTCATGGACGTGCAGGATATCTGCCGCCTTCCGGTCTGGGAGTTGGCAGCTGAAAACTGCTTGCTGGCTATGTGGTGGGTGCCGACGCAGCCGGTCGAAGCATTGAAGGTTGTCGAGGCGTGGGGATTCCGCCTGATGACCATGAAGGGCTTCACATGGAACAAATGCGGCAGCCGGCAGGCTGACAAGCTCGTAATGGGAATGGGTCATATGACGCGCGCCAACAGCGAAGACTGCCTGTTTGCCGTGCGCGGCAAGTTACCTGAGCGCATGAATGCCGGGATCATCCAGTCATTCACGGCGCCGCGCCTGGCGCACTCGCAGAAGCCGGACTGCGTGCGCGAAAAGTTGGTGCAGTTGCTGGGTGATGTGCGACGTATTGAGCTGTTCGCCCGCCAGTCTTCGCACGGGTTTGACGTGTGGGGCAATCAGTGCGAAGGCCCGGCGGTTCAGTTGCTGCCGGGCTGCGCAATCCCGGTCGTAAAACGGTGGCAGCATGACGCGCGCTGATTGTGATCGCTATGAGCGAGAAAGCGTTATTCGCGCGCTGGGTGACTCCCGGCGCGGCCCTGGCGAGGACGCAGCGCAGCGTTTAATTCGGGGTATCGAGCGCCGCCGCGCGGTAGCAGATAAGGCAAAAAAGAAGGAAAAAGCATGAGCCAGAAGCACCATATCCAGCAGATGCAACAGCGTATTGACCCGGCCGTTTTGAAGAAAGCTTCTGATGAGTATTCCGACCTGCTCATCACCATGTGCCTGTGCATGAAACTGGCGGGCCCGACGCGCGCAAATGTCACAGCATGCGCCAGGGCACTTAAAACCCGCCTTACAACGTGGCACAGCCAGAAAGAGCTGGACGCCATTATCAAAGCGTGGGACCCGGTAGGCTACTTCCTGGGGCTGCGTCGCGAAGCAAACGAGGCTGCGGCCAGCTATGGGGAACCGGCGGACACATTCATCTGATAAATTGACAGACTGGGCCCATCATTTTACTGTATATGCATACAGTTATTATTTTGGCGATGGTTATGAGTAAGGATCTCGATTACCTCGTGATTTACCGCGGCGAAGAGCATCAAAGGATAACGCCTGGTAGATGGGTGCTGATTCAGCGCGCGCGGGAGTATGGCGGCGGGTGGTGGCTCGGGCGGGCGTACGACGATGTTTTCATGCTGGAGTTTGAACACCCCGGCTCCATGTCTGACGGGATCTCATACATCCTCTCCCACAACAGGATGCAAACTTTCTCGCTGTGGGATGAGGATTTTAAGTTAGAGCCATAACCCGCTACGGCGGGTTATTTTTCCTCCATCCATTTCTCGAACTTTGCCGGAGAAAAAGGCACCAGGTCGTAATGATCTCCGGCTTTCCAGTTATCCAGCATATCGGCCCACTGCTGCAACATATACTCTCGCTGGCGTGCATACTCCGCTTTGTTGTAAACCGCCCTCACCCCGCGCTGTTCATGCGCCAGTGCTTTCTCTATCCAGTCTGAGGGGTATCCAGCTTCGTGAAGCAACGTGCTGCCAGTACGGCGCAGATCGTGAATGGTGAAGTGAGATATCTTCTCGCCCGCTTTCGCAGCACGTTCGATGATATTTGGAAGCATGATGTTCAGCGCTGCGTTTGATAGCGGTCTGTCCAAGCGGTAACGGCCAGGCAGCAACAATTCGCTTCCGCAGCTATGGATCTTCATCTCTTTCATCAGTGAAATAGCCTGGCGGGAAAGATAAATCACGTGCGGTCGTGAACCCTTCATGCGCTGTGCCGGTATTGTCCATATCCTGCCATCAAGATTGACCTCATCCCAGTGCGCCAGCAATGCCTCACTTTTGCGCACCAGCGTTAAAGCAATTAGGCGAACAGCCAGCTTCATAGTTGCCATTGCCGTGGTGCCTTCAAGGGCGCGCAGAAATATCCCCATTTCTTCCGGAGATAAACTGCGCTCACGGGGCCTGAATGTCGCCAGCGTTTTTGGTTTGATGCCCTGTGCCGGATTAACAAATTGGTGTCCACGATCGTTTGCAAATCGGTATACGCTGTTCACCATTTCCAGAGCTTGTATCGCTGTGGCGTTACCTCCGCGCTCCAGAATGCGGTCGCACATTGACCTAACCATTGACGGCGTTATTTCTGCCATTACCTTCCGACCAAGCGCTGGAAGAATATCGCGCCGGATGATTGCCTCCTTCATCGCCCTGGTGCTTTCTGCCAGCGTCACATGCTGCATATATTTTTCGATGAACGAGGAAAAGGTTTCAGCGTCTTTGACTAATCGCTTTCCTTCTCTCTTTTGCGAAGCCGGGGATATACCGGCATTAACCAGCTTCTTTGCCGCAATAAGCTCGTCTCGCGCCTGAGCCAGTGTAATTCCGTCGGCACCGTATTTACCAATCGTGAGTGTTTCACGGCGGCCATTAATCCGGTAATCGTAACGGAAGGAGATAACACCTGTTTTGGTAACGGCAACGTAGAGACCATCGCGATCAGCAACTTTGTAAAGAGTATCGCGAGGTTTGAGGTTTTTCAGTTTGGTATCTGTGAGCAC